GTCAAAGAGAACAACTCTATGAAATGTTCTATACTCAGACTGAAATTTATCAGTCTCATTGATAGCAACCATATCATGATCATTAAATGTCCCATACATTTTGCGCATGCACGCTTGTGCAATACGGACAGCTGATGATGATTTACCCACACCGGGTTCACCATACAACATAACACAAAATGGTTGCTTTCTCAATTTCCCTGTTGTATTGTCACCTTCTAATTCAAGAATTGCCTTATATATATCAGAAGCAGTTTTCTGATGATAAGGTTTTTCTGAAAAGACCATAACATAATACAACATCCAAAGTCGATTAACAAGAAATTCCTTGCTATATCGACCAACCCCTATCTTAACGGATGAAACTGAATTCAAACGTCTACTTATCTCACCAGTCCAACACAAGGCAGATCTAATCTGATCCATGGTTAGACTATACATAAGAAGTGCCGGGCTTATAGCCGTGGCTGTCCAGAACATAATTTCTGAACTTTTTAAAATTAATTTAGATAGAGAATTAGTAATGCAATTTATTTAATCCGGATATTTGATCGCATTAAATCAAATTCCTTAAGTATAATTGTTGGACCCATCCAAGTCCATGTGTAAATACACATAATCATTACGATTCCGATACGCCCAGTGTACACACAATTAAAGGTTATACAACTTTAAATTGTATGCTAAATATCTTTGACGTATTGCATTTTGGTTTGTTCGTAAACTAACGACGACGATGCTATCGCCTCCGGGTAGATTTAAGGGTTCACCACACCCAAAAGTGGAAACAAATTATTGCTGGAACCTCTTACGAGATCCAACAATCATACCATCTTCCACAATATGGTATGCCCCAATTAACGCATCCTTCATAGCCGCACAAGTAGGAGGAATAATAAGATTCCATTCCAAATGGAAATCCTCAGGTTGATCCTTTGAACCTTCCATTACTTTACGTAATTTGGAAACAAAATCATTATAAAATTCCTCACCATGTAAATATGCTTCTCTCAGTTGAGAGTCGCATAATGCAACAAACTGTTCAGGAAATGTTAAAGGGGTATTCTTAGGCCTAGTCCACCAATAAAACTTTTTCTTAATCGACTCTTGCTCAATAGGAGCAACAATCGCCTGCAATTGTTCATGGTATTTAAAACTACGCTTAAGAAAACTGACCTCGTCAATTGTTTGATAAGGTACAGAATCGGCATTCTTATCTGCCATGGTATACTTAATTCCCCATTTTCCAAACAACTTTTGCAAATTCGTATGGTTAAACATAGGGATACTTTTATGTACTCCCATGACATTATCATCACCATAAACAGCTAATCTCACATAATCTCTAAATTTAGGATTTTTAATGTGAGGATAATGCTCATCCATAATGATATAAAATGCCATCCTCATTAAGATTGAATTGATAATTGAATTCATTTCAACCGTAAGAGGTTGACCAGATGGTTGTCCACTGGTAAATTGCAAAAGATTACCCTCCCAAATCATAACGGGAGAGACAACGGATGACAAAGCGCCACGAAGATATTCAAGATCGCTATCACTAGCACCAAAGTCTTTATAAATCTTCATAATAATGGCTGCTGCTTTATCCATCAATGCACTAGGCAATTGTGTATCATAACCTGAAAAATCTCCACAAATGAATTGTGTATATTCTCCATTATTGGTTAAATAATCATGTAACTCTTCCCATTCATGTGATGTTGCATTAACTCCAACGAAGCATTCAGATGCTCTTTGGTGCCTCAACACATGTTTAATAGGAATAATTACTCTAGTGGCACTAATGAAAAATGTCATATCATTTCCATATACCGAACGAGTCTTTTCAGCTGCCTTTTCCCAAGGTAGCAACTCGTTTACCTTAGAGGCTCTAACGAAAGGATCAAAAGTTCCCTTGCCTGACCTCCAAGTTTCCTCAACTTTTTTAAGATCATCAATAATATAATCTTTCAATTGTCGGGGATGTAATGGAACTCCGTTCTCATCACACACAAGATGATTTGTTTTGGATCCTCCATAACAAATTCCTGATGATGTACTATTAGGCATTCCACGGATAATACCAGTGGAATCACCATCAATCGCTTGCTGAATCGAACGAACTGAAAAGAAATCAGAATCGTTCTGATAATAGTTATTAGCGATAGAATAAATAGTTTCACCATCAACATTCTTAGTATGAAGGTAATCTTCTGCTGCCCTATCCATCAAAGCGATAGGAACATCAGTTTTTGGCGTATTATATTTGGCCAATGTCGTATTAATTTGCAATTCTCCATTTTCGTACTTAGGAGGACGTGATTGAATCTCACCAAACTGTTCAGCAACAGCTTTATTATGATTTTCAAAATAATGCTTTTCAGCTCTAGGTTTATATAAAATCCCCCCAGTAGCTAAAACGGTCCCCAAAGAAACAATAGGAGTAGCATCGACATTAAGAGCTTGCTTAACGTAATCAGTAGGCTGATCCACAATAGAAATCTCCTTCAAATTGTTTTTCAAAACTGGTTCTGAAGGAATGGATTTAACAAAATAATCCTTAGATTTCATTGCATCTCTAGCCTCATCAAACATACTCTTATCAATACATACGCAATAAAACTTTGTAGATCCTGTCTGTCCGGCCACATGGATACCAATAATGCTATTTTTATACAGCAATGGTTGTCCACAATCACCAAGACTACAAGTATGGTATTGAGCTTCACACTCATACACATGCTGAGTCAACCTACCTCTAGGCGAAGTATATGATACAGATGATACTTGTCTAAAATGTACAGGAATCTCTACAAATTTTTGCAATTCAGTATTGAAATGCAAATAAGTGCCAGGTCCACTAACAGGCAATGAACCTGAGGCCGCGAGAAAAATCGAAAGATCCTTTCCTGGCGGCGCATTCGGAACATGCACAAGTGAAACATCCGCAATATGATTCTTAATCAAGCCCTTCTTTACAAAAGGCTTAACATAAGATTGCGGAACATCCACATGTCCATAATTCCAT